CCTCATCAATTAAATAAGTATTGTAATGGTGGCCGATGAGCCAACAAACTATACGGCCAATCATCTTACCACCTGAACTGGCTTGCAGCTTGCTACGAGAACCTTATCACCCTTCTGCTTTGCAGTGCGCTCAATGACGATGGGCTTTAAGCCCTTGATAGCGAGATAGTCGCGGTAGCTCTTCACAGCGCCAACTCCTTCGTCAGAGCGATAACTACGCAAGCGCCGATAAATGCGCTGCAAGCGAAACAAACGATAGCTTCCTTGAATGTCATGTCTAATCTCCCTTACCAGCTTTGCTGCCTCATTGCGTTAACCAAGTCTTCTAAGACATCTGCTGCAAACTCCCACTCCTTCTTTCCTTCGAAGGCGTAACGAATGTCTGCAACGTCATCTTCTAGGAACTTGATAATAGCGTTCAGTGAAACTTGCTTGTCTTCCATGTCTAACTCCTCTTCGTGTCTATGAAGGTCACTTTAGCGTCTAAAACGCATTGGTCAATACCTATTTCTTATTTTTTTCGCCTTCAAAGCTCCGCTGCCATCTCACAATTTCCCATTCGTGTTCAAATTCCATTGGTTTCCAGCGCCATTTCTGCGGGTCCACAGCCCTGCGTATCTCGCCATTGCGAAAAATGATGTCCACAAACTCAAAAGGTGGGCAGCGTCCGTTATTCTTAGGCAACTGGCAAACCCTTTAGGCTTTCAATCTTAAACTCTTTCATGATGGCTGCGGCCTGCTCTGCGGTGCAAAGCTCATCACTTGCTTCATCGTCAGCAGGAACCCAGTCGTGGATTGAAGGCTTAGGAAGATAATAGTTGCCTTCGTAGTCGTAATTGAGAAGGCACATATTCCAGGCCACGCGCTTCAAGTAATCCGGCAGGCGGTCAATCTCAGCCTGGCTGATGTCGCGCTTGCGCATACGCTTGAACAAAGCATCATACTTTGTCTCACGAAACCTCAGTTTCATTGCCCCAAACTGGTCGACATACCATTCGATGTCATTACGCTCCATCGACACGTTGCGGCGATTAGCGCGAACCTGTGGGTCTGGAATGATCTCGGCAACAGCTTCGGATTGCGCAGACTTCCTCTCAAGCGGGTTAACCATTGTAATTGCCCTCCAATATCTTCTGAAAATTACCCTTCTTAAACACCCAATCGAACGTGCAGCCGCGCCAGCCATTATCACCACGAAGGAACGGGCTGGTTTTAATGTTCTCGAACACGGTCACAAAGTCATCAATCGAGTATTGCTCAATCCGAGCTTTCAACAACTGCCTACGTTCGGGAGTTAAATCCCTTATCTTTGGCTTGCCAAGATGCTGTGCAGTCTGGTTCCAAAACTCCATAACGTGCCTTGGATTAAATTTGTCGTCCTGCTCGTCTGAAACAGGCGTTTCGGACATACACTCGTTAGAGTGTAATTCTGGTTCTTGGTTCTTGGTTATTGGTTGTTGGTTATTGGTTGGTTGAACGTCCGTTGAACGTTTGTTGGACCGCCGTTGAGCGGATGCTTTACCAGCGTTGGACGCTTTCTCTGATTTTTGGCGGAAATGCGCTATTTCTGCATCACAGCGTGCGTGCGACCAACGATCATCAGCATCAAGGCAAAAGAAGTCCTGTAAGACCTGTTTTACCTCTTGGACGTATTCACGCAGGCCAACTTGTCGAGCGACTTCAGCCTCGTCTCCATACACTTCACCATCTTTAAGGTAGTATAGGTCGAGCAAGCGCCGATATGCCAAATCCTCCATCGGAGACAGATGGCGCGTGTGGCTGGCGTAGTCGCCAATGTTGAATTGAAAATAGTGCATCTCAATCCCCTTTAACTTGCAGGGAGAGACGGCTTTGGGTAGATAATCTCATTAGCGTTGCCTCCGTGTTAGGCGATGTTAGGGCGGGGAGAGGAGCGGCAAACTCCATCCTCGCCCGTCCTGTATACCACAGCTTATGGCATTCTAAAAGAGCCATATTTCACCAGCGAACTTCTCCGCAGGCCAATGTGATGGCTGACTGTCGTTCGGTCTACGCCCATGAAGTGAGCAATGCGTTGCGGGTTCCAGTTCAGCTTATCGTGCATTAGGGCCATCAGATGACGGCGCGCAGTGATGATTGGCTTCACCCGTGAGCTACTGAATAGCTGCTCTCTCGTCACACCATACTCAGCCATTACCTGTTCAATCAGCGCATTGCCCTTATCGCTAATCAGCCTGGGCGCTACTCGTGGCGGTGGTGGCGGAGCAATCTCAATCTTAGTAATCGGCCATTCAATCTTCGGCTTTGGTTCTTCGCCCTCAGTTTTGCGGCAGTGCCTAATCCTAATCATTGTCTAAAGTTCCCTTTTTCTATATTATTCGCTCACGCTGCGGTGGTGGCGTGGCCGGGTTGATGGCGTTTCTCCCTTCCGCCTCCCCGGCCTTATTTCTCGCAATTCGTAGTTTGGAAACAGCGCACGGAACATAGCCTTTCGTATAGGCCAATCGCGGCTGTCGGCCTTTTTGCTGGATGGCTTCACATCTTCTACAATCTCTTGTCCGTTCATGACGTAGCCAAAATCAAGCGTTACGCCTACGCGCCGACCATTGTCGTGCTTAACTTGTCGTCCATTCACGACGAAAAAGAACTGAGGCCAGACAATCAGGTCATCAATATACCCAACTGCCTGCATCTCATGTAGCTCATCACAACGCTTGGCTTCTGCCAGGCTGTCGTGCTTGTGGCCTTCCTTGCAGTAAGCCTTCTTAGCTTTCCACTTTTTCACTGAGCAGTCCCCGTTCACGAATTAAATCTTCCAGAGCCTGTTCTGCTTTTTCCAGAGTTGAAAGTCTAGGATAACGTGTCTTCCACTTGGTGAATGTCGTCTCAGCGATACCAGCCCGGCTGGCAATATCACGCCGAGTGATGCCCCAATAAGCGGCCATCCCCAGTAGCTCCCTTACTCGTGTGTGCATTTATTCCTCCTTGTGTCATGCGCTAACTATGGCCTGAAAAATAATACGTCAACGCATTTTTTTAGTATTGCATCATGTTTTGAAACGTGTATTGTGGCTGCGTTAGACACGAAGGGAGTTTAGAAATGTCGAACCACGAAACTATCTTAGCGATACTTAACAGCCAGACAGACGAGCCGTATGGCAACGAATGCTCGTTCAAGCTCGGCTACCTCATCCTCATGCTTGTAGATATTGCGGACCATCATCCTGATGTGGCCGAGGAGCTACAGGATCGCCTCAAGCGCATCAAAGGGAGAAAGTAAGATGACTGTTTACGCAAAACTTAACGCTGCTCGTGCAGCATTCCACGCAAAGTCGCTGAAGAAGTCTGGCAAGAACAGCTTTGCTGGCTACTCATACTTCGAGCTTGGAGACTTTCTGATCCCTGCGCTTCAGGTGTTCGAGACGTATGGCCTTTGCCCAATCGTATCATTCACGCAGGAGATGGCGGCGCTTGAATTGGTTGATGTCGATACTGGTGAGCGCATTACGTTCACAAGCCCGATGGCAGAAGCCAATCTAAAAGGGACGCACCCAATCCAGAACCTTGGCGCAGTTGAGACATACCAACGCCGCTATCTCTATATGGCAGCTCTTGAGATTGTAGAGCATGACGCAATTGATGCCTCTAAGCCATTGGAAGACAACGGCAAAATCTCACGTGACCAGCTTGAAAATGTGCAAGACCTGATTGCCGAAACGCAGTCTGACGTTGTTGCCATCTGCAAGAAGCTCAAGGTGAACGGACTCAACGAGATGAACCAAGAGCAATACAACTACGTCATTGGCGTATTGCAGAAGAAGAAAGGATAAGAGGATGGAGCAACGGACAGAAGAATGGATGCAGGCGCGGTGTGGCTCCCTTGGGGCCAGCCAGCTTAACGAAGCACTTGCTACCACTAAGACAGGCTGGGGCGCTTCACGGGAGAACCTCAAGAACCGCATCATCGCAGAGCGGCTTACAGGCATCGTGGAGCCATCCTTTGTTTCCAAGCCCATGTTGCGCGGAATTGAGATGGAGGATGCCGCTAGAAAGGCATACGAAGCCCATACAGGCGTGTTCGTGGATGAGATGGGCATCGCCTACCATCCAGTGCTGAAACACACTCACGCAAGCCCTGATGGCCTTGTGGGGGACGATGGGCTTATTGAGATTAAAGTTCCAAATACCACCACCCACGTTGAGACGCTGAGGGCCAAGAAGGCTCCCAGCAAGTATATCAACCAAATGATGTGGCAGATGCGCTGCACGGACCGCAAGTGGTGCGACTTTGTAAGCTGGGATGACCGCGCACCTGTAGGAATGCAGTTGTTTATCGTTCGAGTTCACCGCGACGAAGAGCGCATTAAGAAGTTGGACGAGCAAGTTGCTGAGTTTCTGACGGAAGTTGAGAAGGAAATTGAACGTCTTAACGAGGAGTTTGCGGCATGAAGCGGGTTCTGGTTGCCTGTGAGTATAGCGCGACTGTGCGCGATGCTTTCCGGGCGCTGGGCTACGATGCTTGGTCATGCGACTTACTTCCAACTGAAGGTGACGCATCATGGCATCATCGGGGGAATGTTCTCAAACTCCTAAAGCACGATTGGGATTTGATGATTGCGCATCCGCCATGCACACATTTGGCGGTAAGCGGTGCGCGCTGGTTTAAGGATAAAGTAAGGGAGCAAGCTGAAGCGTTGGAGTTTGTTCAAATGCTTCTTGACGCACCAATAGAGCGCATAGCCCTAGAGAACCCAATCAGCATAATCTCTAGCCGTATTCGTAAACCAGACCAGATTATTCAGCCTTGGCAGTTTGGACACGGGGAAACCAAAGCAACGTGTCTATGGCTGAAAAACCTACCAAAGCTGGTCCCTACGAATGTTGTAGAAGGTAGAAGTGATCGTATCCACAAGATGCCGCCTAGCGAAAATCGGTGGAAAGAGCGTAGCAGAACTTATCAAGGGATAGCCGATGCAATGGCTAGTCAATGGGGAGAATTGTTATGACACAGAATGAACTGGTCCTTAGCTGGCTGAAGAAGTCGCATATCGGTCCACTGGAAGCGATGAAGGAGCTTGGCATCATGCGCCTGGCTGCACGCATCAAAGACCTACGGGACGAAGGCCACAAGATTGATATGTCTTGGAACTATGTCACGGACCGCCACGGAGAAGAACGCCGTGTTGCACGTTATACGCTGAAGGAATTGGCAGATGTCTGATTTAGAGAAGGATGCTGCACGCTATCGCTGGCTTCGAGATAGCAATTATGAATTGTTCCGCGAAGACATTGGTGAAGAAGCCGAGCCAGGGATGATTGGGGCAATTACAATGTGCCAAGAAGGCGGCGAGTTTGGAGTGGCCATAGTCCTTGATAGGCATGAGATTGACACAGCAATTGATGCAGCAATGAAGAAATGGCCATATAATGCTCCCGCAACGCATTAAAACCAAATCAGACAAGGCAGACCGTGGAAAGCGCAGCCCAGCACATAGGGCTTGGGTTCGTGGGTTTGCCTGCTCTGCCTGCGGCTCAACGGAAGCCATCGAATGCGCCCACGTTCGCAACGGGACTGATGGCGGTATGGGCATCAAGCCTTCTGATAAATGGTGCATATCACTCTGCAAAAGCTGTCACTCACAGCAGCACCAGCAGGGAGAGGAAACCTTCCAAAAGTCGCACGGGATAGACATGAAAAAGCTGGCAATGGAGTTCTTCCGAGCCAGCCCACATAGAAAGAAACTAGAAGATGATACCGAATGACGTTCCAATCTCTGAACGCTTTCGTTTAGCCGCGCTTGAATGGGCAGAGCTAGATAACGCCGCCAGAATGCTAGAGGAGGGCAAGACGACCTACCTCGCACAGCAAAAAACGAAACTAGGCGATATGCCAGACAGCCACGCAGAGCGGACTGTTAAATCGTCGAAGGAATGGTCGGATTACATCAAGTCGATGGTCCGAGCAAAAACAGCAGCAAACAAGGCTCGTATCGAGATGGATTATCTCAAGATGCGTATGCAGGAATGGATTGCCGCTGAAGCAAATAGCCGAGTAGAAAGGAAACTATAATGAGTGACTTAGTAGCAGCAGATGAATTGCGTTTGCTGATTGAACGCATTGAGCGCCTGGAAGAAGACAAGCGTGCAGTCATGGAAGACATCAAGAACGTGTATTCCGAAGCCAAGAGCCGTGGGTTTGATCCCAAGATTATGCGCCAGATTATCAAGTTGCGCGCCATGGAGAGCCACGAGCGTCAGGAATGGGAAGCCGTTCTTGATACCTACATTGCAGCGTTGGGGATGTAAGATGCAGAAATTGTTCATTACAGGCGGTCTGGGCCGCGATGCAGAACTGAAGCAGACCAAGGCAGGCGAGGACGTTCTGACGTTCCCTGTGGGTGTTTCTCAGGGCTATGGCGACAGCAAGACGACTAACTGGTTCCGCTGCAATATGTGGGGCAAGCGCGCTCGTAATCTCCAGCCGTATTTGCTGAAGGGAGCTAAGGTCGCCGTGTCTGGTTCCTTGTCTATCGGTGAATATGAAGGTAAAGCTCAGTTTAACGTCACTGTAGACGAAGTTGAGTTTATGTCGCGTGCTGAGAATGCAGAGCGTAAACCAACGGCTCATGATAAAGCCAAGGCCAACGGCTATCAGCGCGATGATTACCTCGACGACGAAGCGCCTTTTTAGGTCATGGAGGATAACATGGCAGCCCTACAAGAAGCTCGTGAGAAAGTCGCAAAAGCCTATCGTGAAGGCTCAGTGGTATATCGTGGCGTGCTTACAGGGCAGTGGGACAATGGTGAGCTAGTGCAGACCGCACTAAAGGAGATTATCAACGCTGGTGGCGATTACGCTCGTCTTCCAGAAGAATTACCTCCTGAGACACCATTAAATGCTATTGACGACGAGTGAGAAATAACTAGATTAGAGAGGCTTGCCACACAAGCATCCTCTCGTTGTTGGGGAAAGGGTCGGACACCGTTGGGGGGACTGTCCGGCCCTTTTCTTTTGTGATTTATTTTTGTCCCATCCCGACAACCAAACTGGCTTTACAGTATATGTCAGTAGGATGTTGTTTCGGGGGTTCCAACATCCAACGTGCCGGGGCGGTGGTGTATCGGGATCTGCATCACTGCCCCATTACCGCAAGTGAGACTTAGGCCCCAACTTCTTACGATGACGTAGACCAGCGGGCTGATGGCGGCGCTTCTTACGCTGCTGTGGGGTCCAAGGTTGCTCTTTCTGTGCCTTCTTAGCCATCAGAATAATCCATCCAAGATACCGGGAGCCTTCTTAGTGCTTTTGCGCTTACGGCCACCAATGCCAATTTTTGCCAACAGGGAGGCGAAGTTGCTTTCGGTGTCAGCCTCTAGGTCCATAGGTTCAGACGTATAAGGTTTAGGCTCGTCCAGCTTCATTGTGAGAGGCTTACCAGGCTCTGAGCGTGCTACCTTTGGAGCCACAACGTCCATGAGATTAGGAGCGCCCACAAGGTTCGTAAACTTGCGAACATAATTTTGCGTCTCCTTGAACTTGGGAACCCCACCAGCTTCACGGACATTGCGTGGTCCAGCGTTGTAGGCTGCAACAGCAAGGATAGGATCACCAAACTGCTTTAGCATCTTTGCGTAGTATTTAACGCCGCCTTCGATGTTCTGGAACGGGTCGTCGATGTTTACACCAAGCTCTTTCGCCGTATCGGGCATGAGTTGCATGGGGCCACGAGCGCCAGCCTTAGAGACTGCCTTGTTCTTGCCGCCAGAGCTTTCGATCTGGAAGATGGCACGAGCATGGGAAACAGGAACGCCATACTTTTCAGCCATAGCGTCAACGTGAGCGGCGAGGTTTTTATTCATTATTGTCCTCTTTGACGGGGAGTTGTCAGGCCAGCAACAGCAGCTGGGCTAAGAAGTGCGCGTGAGGCCACGCCAACTGCCTGCGATGCCTTGTTGGGCTGTCGACCAAGGATTGCTGCAATGGCACGGCGACCTTGCGGCGTATATGGAGCTGCAATCAACGCAATAGCTGATGCCTGCTGCGGCGTAATGCCTTCGTAGCCCAAAGCCTCTGCAATTCCTTGTCCACCAGCGGCAAGACCACCAGTAAGAGCCAAGTTACGAGCCAATCGCGTGGCAGTTCCGCTATCAGGTGTGCGCGACGGAATGTTACGTCCAGCACGGGCTAAATCAGCATACGGGCCACGGCGTTCACCCTTGCCAAAAGCAGATACAGCTCGGTCAAGAGATGACGGCGTAATCTTGCCCTGAGCGCCAGAGGCAGCCTTCTTCAAACGAGCCTGATGCGCCCATCCAGAATTAATCTGACGCAATGCAACAGCCTGAGCTGGGTTCTGCTCGGCAAGCGCATCCATCCATGCTTGACGCAGATTTGCAGTCCCAACTCCCAAGCGACGCTCAAACGGATCAGCAGACTTCATAAAGGCTTCAGACGACTTTCCGAGGCGGCTCAGAGCATCCTGAAGGTTCTTACCACGGATCATACCATCGCTATCCGCAAGGTCTGTAATGCTATCCTTGATGATGGCGAGCCAATCACGTTGCAGTGACTTGCGGCTTGATGGAATTCCGAGTTCATCAAAGACTTGGCGAGCAGTTTGGCCAAAGTCCTTGGTAACTGTAAACTCAAGATTTGGAACTAGGGTGTTGTAAGCCTGCTGTAGCTTGCCCTTTACCCAGCCGACAGCTTCTTCGCCCTCCAAATCTTTAGGAACAGAGCGGCCAATGAATGATGCGGCGCGGTTAATAGCAGACTTCTCAAACTCATCACCAACCTGTTCACGAGCAAATTGGACCAAATCGCCAATCCCCGGAAGGCTAGTAGCGGCTTCTTCCATTTTCTGAACGCCGCGCCCAAGCAAACTGCCGCCTTCGCCAACAATCATTCCGAGAGTTGGGCTAATGCCTTCTTGGCGAAGTGTTTGAATGCCACGGCTAACAGTTGGAGCAATCGTCCCAGCCACAACATCAGCCACAGGCTTCAGCGCGCCAGAAATAGCTGCCCCTGATGCAATATCACCCAAGGCTTCAGGAATGTTCTGCGCACGCGACAAAAGCGCACTGGAAAGGCCGCCACCCAAAGCAGCCTGACCAATAGTTGCAGGAGCTGTAACTGCGCGAGTTGGCAAAGTTGCTGCTACGCCGCCAATGTTTCCAAGAATTTGGCCTGCAGTTGACGCATTTTGACGGCGCTGGATATCAGTCTCACGCAATGTCTGCTGCGCTGTAGGAAGGCCAAGTGCTGCACCAAGGCGGTTGATGCCCTCAACACCGGGAAGCTGCTCTAAGCGGCTGGCCAGAATATCAATCGGCTCACGAGCGCCAAGATATAGGCCGCGCAAAAAGCTATCATCCTGCGCACCACCAAGCTGCTGCTTGACGGCGTTGTCAATCACATCATCAGGAGTTCCTTCTGGAAACTCTAGGATAGTGCCGTCCGGCAGTTCAGCCTTAATGGTCATTACATTCGGTTCCCAAAGCGATCAAACTTGATAACTCTTGCCTTGCTTGTTCCGCCCATCATTGCCCTTGTGCGGTTGATGTTCGGAGTAGGCTTTTTGACTTCAGACAAACGGCTATTCACAAAATCAAGGCGCTCAGAGATAAGTGAGCGAAGACCGCCCAGCTTTTCTTCAATCACTTCGTCTTTGTCGTCGGCTGTAGGCTTGAAGGCCTCTAGCTTCTGGGCAAATTCACGCATATCCTGCGCACCTTCGCCGGGAACGCGAGTGATTTGACTTGCCAACGAATAAAGCTGGCTTGCTGCCGTATTGAAGCGGCCAACATCCTTTGACACGCTATCTCCGGGGAATGCGCCGGGGAAATACTCACGGACCACGCGCCAAGGCTCTTTGCCCTTCAGCGAGCGATTGTAGATTTGCTCTGCGCGGCCAAGTTGCTTTGCAACGCTGTTTAATTGCGTGCGTGCCGATGCCAAATCCTGATAAATAGCAGGAGTTGGAATGTTAGCAGTTGCAGCAGCAGTCGCAGCTTCAGTCTGAGGCTTTAGGCCAGCCTTAACAGTTTCTGTTGCAGCGGTTTCAGCGCCAGCAACAGCACCACGGAAGCCGGGAGTTTCAGTTGGCTGGACAGGCTTGATTACACCTTTAGGAGCCTGTCCAATAATTTGGTCATTGCCATAACCCATTATGACTTCCTCCGAATTAGTCCATCAATTCCAACATAATCAGCGCCCGAAGGGAGTTTCGCGTAGTTAGGGTCTTCATCGCCGTAAATTGTCGGAAGATTGCGAATTATAGCCTCCGGATTTTTAATTGCCCCAGTAAATGGGTCTCTAGGAACGCCAGCTTGGTCAAATGCTAGACGGATAGCGTCTTTTGCCTTGTTCTGTTCTACAATCAACTTCGCAAAGTCATCTGCGCTCATCAACTGAACTGCACGGGCTAACTGCGGGTTTGTTTGGGAAAGTTCAGCGATATACTGTTGACGCACAGCATTGAGTTGAGCCTGACGTTCAGCCTGCTTCTTCATCTCATCAAGCTGTAGACGGCCTTGAACTTCTTGCAGCTTCTGCTGCTGAAGGCCCTGAATAACCTGTTGCGGTGTTGTCGTCGAGCCGCGAGACACGGACTTCAGCAATGCGCCCAAAGCCGAAAGCTTGTCGCCAGTGTTCAATTGACCAGCAAGATTGCCCTGCATGATTTGAGCAAGGCGCTCTGCATCAGACATTTCCTGCATTGGCTTTGTTTTTCCAAAAATAGCCATGATTAGAAAATCCCCAGTTTCTTGAGGCCGCCAAGGATACCAACAATGTCACCAGCCGTGCCAAGGAAGCCCTGACCAGGCGCGGTTGTCGTCTGCGTTGTCGATGTGAGCGCAGGAGTGCCGCTGATGCCAGATTGCAGGATTTTAAGCTGCTCAACAGGATAGCCGCGTTGCGCGAGGAAGTCCTGATATGCCAGATCAAGGTTCTGCTGCGCCATCTGACGTTGCGCTTGACCTGCACCAGCAAGCATTTGCTGACGAGCCTGTTCTTGTGAGATTGCCTGCGCGCCAAGATTGGCAAGTTGAGATGCGCCAGCAAGTTGCTGTGTCGGAAGCTGAGATGCCAAGCCAGCGGCCTGTCCATAGCCCTGCTGATACAGGTTAGCCAGCATCTGCTGCGTGTTCAGGTCTTGCTCTGCTGCCAACTGAGCTTCGTAAACGCCACGGCGCTCGTTACCGAATGCGCGTGCTGAAGCAAGGCGGGCGCGGGTTTCTGCATCACGCTCTGCACGAGACTGAGCCAAGCGGCGCATTGTAGCATCTACAACGCTCTCCTGATACGGAGACATGAAGCCTTGCACGTTCTGCTGGAACTGGGCGGGAGAGTAGCCAGCAGCCATCTGGGCGGCCTGTGTGGCCTGTTCAAGCTGCGGAGCGCCTACACGGCCTAAAGCAGCCTGCTCTGCCATCTGGAAGGCTTGCTGCTCCTGCGGGCGGAACTGAGCAATCCGAGGCCCCTGATAAGCCTGATACGGGATAGAAGCTACATTCTGTGCAGCCATGAACCCACGGGTCATCAAGTCCTGAACAAATGGATTTAGCTGCTGCGTTGTTTGCTGTGTCGCAGTCTGACCGCCCTTGGACATACTTAAAGCTCCTTAGCGATGGTGGTGCATACTTCTTTCCACCCATCTCGCTCGAATATTCTTAACCAACCCCGTCTACCAGATATTGACATAGAATTACAGCCAATAGTTTTAGCATATGCTCTTACTGATTTCTCCATCTGGAGAAGCTCTTCTAAGTCTCCACCAGCAAGAAAGATGTGCATCACATTGGTCTGGGGATATATCTGTATCTCAGTTATGATTGCCGACTTGTCGCCAGGCCAAAACTGAAAGTCACCTCTAACTACGCCGTTCCAAATATCGTCAAGCGTATGCGTGCCTTTGGTGTATTCTAGTGCGTCTTCGATATACTTTCGGCGCGCATGAAACTGCTCGTAAACTGGGATCATGGAACGTGTTGCGCTCTAACTTGCTCGTTGTGGTCTACATAAACCTCAACATGATGCCCCTGTTCGTCCACCATAATTAACCTTGCAGGCGGATGTATAAATACATCCAATCCCTTGATGTATGCTTGATTTACATAAAGCTCAATTAAGCGGTTCCTCTGCGCTTCATAGGCTGGATCATATTGCTGTGGCGGAGGCGGTAATTTCAGCATTATCGACGACCACCAGCAACAGCGTTAATCCGTTGCGTTCCAACTCGCCAATCTGTCGGTGTTGCGCCTGTTGTAATACGCATCTTTACCTGACGGCCATTGAACCGCAGTGATGTCGGCTGCGTGAGACTGTAAGGCCCATAAGACGTTTCGTCGTCGTTCGGGTAATAGCGTGTTTTGAACGTAATGGTAACACTGCCTTGGTTGCGCTCGTCAGGAATTAGTTCGTTGACATACATAACGTTGTCGCCGTTGCCGATCTGGACGGGGCCACTTTCCACATAAGGCGATGCACCAGAGTAATTCAGGCCAACTTCATGGTCGTAGATATAGCCATTCGCGCCGACCATAATCGGGTTACGGAACACGCTGCGGTCTGTGCCTGCCGTGCGGGCAAGCGTGCCAATCGACCAATGGTTCTCAACATAATCCCACGAAACGTAGCTATCGTTCTCGTTTGAACCAGCGGACGGGTAGAACCACCACACCTCATTGTATTGCGAGTTGTTAACCGCATAAACTTTAGAGATTTGGTTCGTGTTGATGTTATTGAAAACGTAGTCGTAAACTTCGCAGGGAAGCGGTTTTACATAACCATCATAAACGTGGAAGCCCTTCTGCCCCATCCAAACGGCCATGTTGTCAAGAACGGAGACAGCATTAGCAGATGCCACGCCGCACGCACGGCCAGCAATTTCAGCCGAATAGACGAATGGCTGTCCAACGTAGGTTAGAACGTGTGCATCAATGTCTGTCAGGATGAGGTTCTGACCACGGACGCGCTTGGCGCAGATAATCCGGCCTGATGTCTGAAGCGTAATGCTGCCAGCAAGGTTTGTAGATGCCGGTGTCCAGATGGTGTTGTTCTCAAGGTCAGACCAAGAAACCTTACGACCATCACCGCCAGCACCAAGAGCGAACAGGGAGCGTTCAGCCGTTACCAAGCAGCCAATGTTGTTAATCGGCGCATTGGTGATCTGCTGGGCCTTCGTGGGCGTAGAATAGTCAAGCTGCCATTCGTAGAGCTTGCCGTCAGATGTCGAGCAACCAACGAGATATTCACCCCAAGTGTCAAGTGACCACGTTGTTGCAGGCGTTACAGAACCAGTGTCAGGACGAGGTGTGCCGTAATAGCCACTGCTGTAAGTGCCAATGCCATAGCCAGCGCCCGTAGAAGCATCGTCAGAACCCGCTGTAAAACCAACAGGCGTAATGTCTACCAGAACATTTGATTGAGTAACAGCATACAGCTTGGATGACGTTCCAATCGCCATCAGACGGACGTTGCCGTTGGTTTTCCATGTAAGAAGAGAGCGCGCCTTGCCTGTTAGCGCGGTAATGTTGCGCTGCTCCCATCCTCCAACAGGTTCTAATGCGCCCTCTGTCCAGCGGACAAGATTAGCGTCATACCACCGCCCTGCGGACTGCAGTTCAGTGCCGCTACGATACACTCCGGGCGGTATAGAGAGTGGAATAAGGGCCATAGCTACTCATCAAAATCGTCGGGAGAGAACGTAAACACAATCTCTATATCATCTTCTTCAGAGTTTTGCCATGCCTCTGCCATTAATGCGGCGTAAGCGATTGCGTCTTCTGAGCTATCTTGATGCCAGCCAGGTGATTGGTGCTGCCTGCTAATCTTCAGAAGGAGCATAAATAGCCAACCCTCCTGCTCACTCAATATATTTCCCGTTAGCACGTTAAAAGCAGCTACAGTTGATCTCATGCTGCGTTCGCCATCAGGTGTATCGTATTCCTGCGCTCTTTCGAGCATCAGGTCTGCGGCGCGTTCAAGAAACTCAATTGCCGAGATTGTCATCGCCACTTGCTCCGTCGAATACACATTGGCCTCGGAAATACGCTTTCCCATCCAGCACCTCGCATAACTCTGGCGGTAGGAGTATCCCATCCTTGAAGGTTAACACCGCAAAGCCAGATGTGTGCGGCGATGGGTTATTTTCAGCGTAATCAAACTGTGGGCCGTGCGGCTCTGCAAGCGTTCCCGTGTCTACACCATAGCGACGACCATTGTAGTCAGCCCAAGGCGTAACGGCCAAGCGATGCAAGTGGCCTGTAACGATGCTCTTACCTGATTTTAGCGTGTTGTTGTAGGCGGCGTGGATGCCGTTGTGGTAGCGGTGCTTAATCATCACGTTATCGTTGACCATCAGCGACCATGCAAAGTCCCAGCGGTCAAACTTAGTGTCTAATCGTGCCAAAATGCCTTCATACTCTGCCGCATTGGTGACAAGCATTCTATCAAAGCGCATATCGTGGTTGCCAACGTTCCAGAATGTGCCGCAACCCTTTGGCAGTAACATTTCAATGTCAGCCATGTTTTCTTGGCAGACTTCAAGCTCCTCCTTAACGCTAGGCAAATCAGACCAGCCCAGTGGAGCGTGGCGAGACACCCGTGCGCCGTCGAAGATGTCGCCGTTGGCTACAACAGCACGTGGTTTCAGTTCCTTGATGAGAATGTGCAGCGCCTCGTGAGCTACAGTGCGCTCTTGGTAGGGCCACCAGTGAGCATCCGAGAAGATGATGATGTTTCCTGTGTCTACAGAAATGTCGTTCTGGTTTTTGTAGGCGCGGCCAACGTCATCGCGGGACCACTTCCCATGCGTGCCTGTGTTTCCGCGAGGCTTGCTTTGCAGGAATACGCCATTTTCTGCGAGTTGCTCTCTGCGCTTGTAAATTAGGCGCTCGTCAAGCCCTGTTTGTTCAGCCATGCGGCGAGGGCTGCAATTAGCCTTAGCCCAAGCCTGTATAAATTCAGCGTCTGAAATAATAGGTGTAGGCATGAAGCCCCCTTACGACAAATACTGTGCAATTGCCCCCAGCAAAGCAGCAGCAGCCGCAACAATAGCGGCGATTTTAGCCTTATTCCCCGTTTGAGCAGAAGTTGTATTAATTGGCAATGTTTTGCCAATTACGCTCTTATCGGTGAATTTAGAGAAAAGCTGAAATAGCTTATTAAGGTCCATAGTAACCTCCTATTTAGCCTTGACCTTCAAGGCTTCCTGCCATGCCTCTACGACAAGGCGATGCTTGGTTTTGCAGTCACCAAACGCTTCGATAATTCCCTTTTCCCACAGCGCACGCTCTGGGTCTAAAAGTGGCTTAGGCGGTTCACTCAGGTTTTTGCATGGCGCTGACAGGTTTGCCGGAGGAGCCGGGAGTGTCTGTATCACGGATGCTTTCGACGAGCAGGCTGACAACGCCATCAGGAGGAGCAGGGCAATCAGCGGGAGGAGCCGGGATGTCTTTGTAAATTTCCCGTATAGTGTTGGTCCGCTCAACAGATGTAACTTCCGCAGCATTTCGCGCTTCCTCATATTGGACTGACTTGCCGTCAATCACTTTCTGCATGGCCACACGTTGCTTATCAGCTTTTTCCAACGCCTTCGCGTATGCCGCGTCACATTGCCAATCTTTGACTTTGTAACCGCCAATGAAGCCGACCAGGATAAGGCCGCCCATGACGTAAGGCGTTGGAATGCCGAGCATTATAGCCAACCAGCGTATTTACGGGTTTTCATCTTGCGGTCATCCAGACCATGCGTGCCGCCATTGATACGCTTTGTCAGAGCGAGAATAGCTGCATCGTTAATGCCCTGGTCGCAGATGCCCCACAGTTTGTTCTTGTCGAAGAACCACAGGGCGCTCTCAAAGCAAAGCTCACCAGCAACCAGATCAGGGTTGTCCATCACATCAGGGCGGCCAATGTAGTTAGCAAATGCCTGATAGTTAGACTTGCCTGTCAGTTGGAGCGCGCCGCGCCCTCGGAACTTCCATCCGTCTCCGCTTCCCTCGTCCCCATTGCCCATGCGATTTGCATAGACACGATTGGCAATCTTCTGCGGTTGACGTTCGTAGGCTTTAGCCAGCGCATCAGTCGGAAAATACTTGCCGAAAATACCGCGCAGACCTTTTGCACCATAGTTCAGGTTCTCCGAGAACGCCTTGAAATTGCCACTCTCGTGAGCCGTCTGGGCAAAGAAGTGTGCAGCGCGGTTCTTGTTCAGCTTGTAATATGCCGCAGCAGCCTTGAGCGTGCCAGGACCAAAAGCGCCATCAGCGGTTACGCCGATTTTCTGTTGAAGGTTTGCTAGGCTCATCGTCCAGCACTCCGCCAATCAGGGAAGTCATTTTCGTCAACTACGCCATCGCCATTGGCATCATAGCGCAAGTCGTTACGATACTTCTCCCACGGGGCCATATCGTCGTCATCATCGTCATCAGCCAGGTCAAGTTCTTCTTGAACAGGAGCAGCCATAGGCGCAGGCTGCGGTGCTACAGGCTCTGGAGCGGGTTCAGGCTCCACAGGTGCAGGCTCTTCAGGCTTAGGGTCACGAGCATTCGCATTGAGGCTCAGACCGCCCAGAAGGCCAACAAACGCACCGATGATGGTCTGGAATGCCGGATTAATCATCTCCAGCACCGCAGTGCTATCAACAATGTCGTTCGGCATAAACAGGCCAACAACCAGTGCTAATACGACGACCAGAATGACCGTCGATAGCGTTACAACAGCAGTGCGGATGGTAAACTCTACCGTATCCTCAATGCCGTCTTGTTTACTTTCAAACTTATCCCAGAAACTCATTCGTCCCTCCCAGCAAGCGGATTAGCAAGGGTGCGCTGTATCTTGGCATCTAATTCGCCTTGAATTTCCTTTATACGGCGCTGTTGCTCCAAATCCTGTGCGCGAAGCTCATTGATAATCGCACGTTGAGATTGAAGCGTCTCCCTTTCCGATACTTGCGTCCTTGCAGTTACAGCATCAACCGTCTGACGGGCGCTCATTACGCTATTCCCAAGGCTCCCAGACAGCGCGGCGAGATTATCCGACAAATACTTCGTAGTTTCAAGGTTCATTCTAATCATACGCTCATTACTGTCCTGGCGCTCCTTCATTTTGTTGAAGTCATCGCCCATTGCAGCGTATGTCGCAGTAACTTCCTGCATCGTTAGGAACTGCTGATAAACTTGGAAACCAGCCCATAGGCCGCCAACAATCGTAGAGATGGCAGCAAAGATAATCGCAATCTTGCCGCTGCTTAGGCCGCCAACGTTAAAGCTGAAGCCGCTTTCGTCAAAAGAGATTTTATCGTCACTCATATTGCTCATCCACCATTTGCTGCCAACGACCATCGCTCCCCTGCATCATTCTGTATAATATCATATTTGCGTCAGGAATGCGACGACCACGATAGATGTCCCTTGGCTGGTAAAACGGCAGATCAGGTATGCGGGCCTGCGTGTAAGCGGAATAGCCAACTGGAATAGCTGCAAGCTGGGTCATCGCCTCATTTTCGCCGCTATTCACATCGCCTACGTCGATATTCTGCCCAGCCGACATTTCACCCTGCATATTGAGCAATTCCATCTGCTGCGCCTGGCCTGATGGAGTAGATGTCTCGCTGCCAATCGTTGTGGTGATTACAGGCTGGAACGTGGGGCCTTCTGTCGGCTGTAAACTATAAGTTACACCAGCCGTCTCAGTTGTCGTTTGAGCGCCATGGATTTGCTCATATTGGGCATCCGCCACTGCAACAAACGCAACGTCCTGAGATGTAACCTGTAGGACAGTCTCCCGTGCAAACAGATCAGCCTCTTCAACGGCCTCACGCTGGAAGAATGCTACGTTGCTGTCAGTGCGGGCTTCAAGTCCATTAGAAGCGATTACAGGGCCATTTGAACCTGACGGCCCCTGTGTAGCCTGACGCGCCTCTTCGGCCTCCTGCGCCTCTTTAGCGACCGCCTCAAGCGCATTAGACACCTCTGCGGCTGTTGGGCCTTCCACTTGCTCTGAAACGCTCTCAGATGAAGCTGATAGGGCTGCTAATTCGTCTGGACTTAGCCGCTCTTCCTCTGTCGCAGCCGCCTCTTCCTCTTCAATGACATCCATCACCTCTTCAGAAGTAGGTTCTACCACTATTTCAGTGGCAGTCTCAGTTTCCGTGGCAACTTCTTCAGCGATTACAGTCTCTTCAGCCTCTGGCTCCGCAATTTGCGCTACTTGTTCTTCAACAGCCTCTTCTTGCTGTGGCGTAACTGCAACAATTTCAGGCTCTGGGCTTGGGCCAATGACTACTGGGTTAAAAACAGGCTCTGGCTCCGGCTCTGGTGGGAGTGCGCCAGTGACGTATGACGTATTATCCAGTAGATTGACGTTCTGGCCGTAGAATATGGAGATGCTGTCAGCCATCGTCGGGCCAGTGAGGCCAGCGGTGACTAAATGCCACTGGTTGTTTACGTCTCCGTAGTTCCACTGCACCTTTCCGTCAGGGAAAATAGCAATCTCGAACGTATTTGGCAGTCCAGAGCCGTATTCCTGCGTGTTATACCATCCGAATACAGCTTCGTTAGCGTTTGCTCGGTAATATGGGTTGCCGCCACTAATCAGGTCTGTCCAAAGACCGTAGATTGTATTGCGTGGAGCCTGTTCAATAGGTGAACCGTTGCAGCACAAATGCCCTACGTTGTTAAACGAGATAAACCCGTTGGATGATACCCATGCCTGGGTGAATGTCTGGCCGTAATACTCGAACGGAAAGGCTAGTTGCACCAGGCGCGTGCTATCGTCACCACCATTTAAGGGTGTCATCGTCTGTGGTGAGCCGATGATTTGTGGCGGAATTGTGGCTGGGTTGTAGTCCTGTGCCGCAATCGGTGCTGAGATTAACGCCGCGAGGAGCGTTTGGGCTTGTTTTCTTCCCATGCCGCTGAAGCCTCTTTGCCGATTTTCCCTTCGTAAGGACAGGGCGTGCCAGCCATCTTCATAGCGTCGAAAACGCGCTCGTCCTGACATAGCAGGGACACGGCAGCCACACGCATACCCATATCATAGAGCGTCTTAGACAGCTTCAGGGCTTCGCAGTTCTTGTCGCGTATGGTCTTGCCGCCAGAGATGCCAAGGATTTGCGTCTGCACAGCCCCAGACACGCCTGTCGTGCAGAGGTCTTGGCTGTAGCTCATCATGCTCGGAGCGATAGCTGACGGAGGCGGAGACTTGATGTTCTGGTCAACCACCTGGCGGTTCACGCTCTCGCTGTAGCTTTTGCTGTCCGAGACGTTGACGTTGTTGTTCTGGTTGACGTTGCGGCTGTCTGAGGTGCTAACAGACGTATTCTGGTTCACATTCGTGCTAACCGAACGGCTGTCAGACACATTCGTGTTCATGTTGGTGTTGACGTTCTCAGATGTGCTGGTCGAGATGTTCGTGTTCAGGTTCGTGTTGGTTGACGAACTTGTCGCATTGCTCTCGCTGAAATTACGATTGGTGTTGAGGTTCGTCGATGTGGACGCACTCTCGTTCACGTTGCGGTTCGTGTTGACGTTGACGCTGTTAATCGTGCTGTTGTTCGTGCTGTTAACAGTCTGATTTACAGTGCTGGTCGAAACGTCCGTGTTCTGATTGATGTTGGTCGATGTGCTAGTTGACGTATTCTGGTTGATATTCGTCAGCGTGCCGGACTGAATGTTGTTGTTCGTGTTGACGTTTGTCGACGTTGATGTGCTGGTCGATGTCGAGACGTTATTGTTGTTGTTCGTATTGGTGCTGGTTGCCGTCGATGTAGACGTATTGACGTTGTTGTTGGTATTCGTCGCCGTCGATGTCGTGGTTGTATCGTAGACGTAGTTGGTCGATTGCGCGAACGCTGCCACAGGAACCAAGGCAAGTAGCAGAAGTTTACGCATTAACGGTCCGCCTTATTGTCCAGCTTATCTTCAATCCGACGAAGGTGCATCATCACCTCGTCAAACTTCTTGTCGATGGCATTGAACTTCTCGTCACCGTATTCCAGCTTAGTCTCAAGAATAGCCAGTCGGTTACTGAGTTGCGTCCAAACTCCAATGATGGCGAACACGCCAGCGATGACAGTAAGAAGAGTATCAACGCCGAATGACATATCCATTGTTATGCCCCAATTTCACTAATTAAAACCCAAGATTTATTTTCTTCATCCCATGAATATTGTTGACCATTTGAAGGATATGGAACAGGCGGCTCCCACAAGCAGCTTTCTTCATTTAATGACCAGCTTGGGTAAGTATGCGGTGGTATGAACGCATCGAGCTCTGCATCATAAGCATACCCAACTCCGGCAAAATTCTTGCGTAAAGGGCGACCTTCAGGATGTTGACCGCCATATGTGTTATATGATGTCTGCACCCAACCGTCGCCAAATAGGCCGCTATCAATCACACCCTGTTCAGCCACAATAACCTGTGTGACAATTCCATTTTCGACTTTTGCAAAGTGCGCCATAATTAGGCTCCGTAAACAAGAGCGTCGATTTCGACGCAAGCCGCTTTTACAAAATCAGGAAGTTCAACATCTATATTCCTGATTGATATTGTGCTTCTCACATCGTGCATACCTATTAGTCCATGCACCTCATCGTTCTCAGGCCGTTTGTGTTTAATATCTTCAAGGTAATGATTAAATTTTTTTAACTCGTAAAATTGATAAATGCGATCAATTTGACCTAATGGATCAGTTACTAAATCTCGATAATCTACAAAAAGCAACCTTTCACGAAATTCTGCTTTTGCTAACGAAATGGCCTCTGCGGCTCGACAAATAGGCTCGCTTCCATGCCGAATAAGATCAGAATATAAATCACCTTCCCAACAATTTTTTATTCTCAGGAATGCCATAGACTTAATTATGTCTTCAGCTGGACGGACTAAAACGACAATTTTCTGATCTCCAAAAACATTTTCAGACCACATCTTTAAATTAAGAGGATGTGTCCATGTTCGTCCTTTTTCTATGATAATGGATTGATCTACCTTTTTGTAATATAGATATGGAAGAGCAGATAAAACGTCATATTTAGTGGTAAATTTATTATTTGCTATAACTGCATCAAGTTCACACGCTTGTTTAGCATTCCACATTAATTGGCATAGGGCGGATAAACCTTCGCCGTAAATAGATGGATTTTGCGTGAGCAACGCAACAAGAAGCGTGGAGCCTGATCTGGGCATTCCACTTAATATAATAAATTGTTTATCGAATTCTTTAATTACCATGTTATAGAGCCAGAAGCATTGAAAATATATATCCTATATCCTCCACTAATAGTGGTGGTTGGTGATCCAGTTACAGATGATGCCTCCATGTATGTTTCTGGATAACGTATAATTACAATACCAGACCCACCAGAAGCTCCAGAACTAGTAGCACCGCCGCCACCACCACCTGTATTAGCAGCACCAGCCGTTGAACTTGAAGAGCCTCCATTGCCGCCGCCGCCTAAGCCACCGCTGCTATTATCTCTTCCGCCGCCGCCGCCGCCATAATAAGTTGATGCTCCGCTATAACTATTAGAAATTCCGTCACCGCCATTGCCGCCAGAAGCTCCTCCGCCAGTCCCCCCAACAGCCCCTGCGCCACCGCCGCCGCCAGCTTTGTATGAACCGCTTCCGCCCCCATCATTACCTTCTCCAGGTATGCCAGCCCCGCCTGGGCTTGACCTTCCTCCAGATGCAGCTCCGCCACCACCGCCAGACCCGCCGGAGCCACCAGCTATGAAGTTATATTTACCGCCACGCCCTCCACCAGTTGCTGAAACGAGAGCGCCAATACTTGAAGAATTTCCAGCTGTGTCTTGAGATCCGCCAGAGCCGACAGTTATTGTGTAAAGTGTGGATGCAGACACAGACAGATTTTGGCCGGTTTTTACACCCCCTGCGCCACCACCGCCACCATAAGAACTACCCGCGCCACCACCGCCAGCAACAACAAGATAATCAATTTGTGGCGGAGCCTGCGGACCGGAAATTAAAGTCCATCCATATGCTCTTGCAGAAGAAGCGCCTATTGTAGATGTCAAAGGCATATTTTAAACCTATGCAAACTTAGTCTGTGAGGTAAACGCAGTGAATGTTGCGCTACCAGTCTTCACGATTGTAATTACATAAGCATCAACGCTGCTAGCATTTCCTGAAGATGGGGCTGATCCGCCCTGCCACTTTGGAGTTACAGAGTTCCCATCAATCTGCAATGCACTTTGATAATAGGCAGTTGATCCCTGCTGAACTAAAAACACAACAGTCAGAGATTGCCCTGTTGCCATAGATGCATTCAAAGTTGTTCCGCTATTGCCACGGACGTTAAGCGTCCAGTTGGCTGATGCGTTTGAGGTATAATATAAAACTGTTTGCGTAAGCGCATCGTAGTTAATTGTCCCCGTAGCTGCCGTTGCAGAAACAGTTACAGTCTCCAGCGCACCCGTAAGTGTCGGAATGTTAAGTGATTTATTAGTAAGCGTCTGAGCATCAGTTGTGCCTACAATTGCCCCAGTTGGCGCTGTAAGGGATGTTCCCCAAGCAGACCCAGTTGATACGGCAATACCCGAACTTGGGAAACCAGCTTTTGCATTCAACTGCGTCTGAATGTTAGACGATACAGTGTCGAGATAGCCAAGTTCCGTTGCGCTAATCGTCGCGCCGTTGGCTGTAATCGTGCCTGTCAGGGCCATAGTCCCAGCGACAGTGACAGTCTTACCAGCGCCTACGTTCAGACCAACGCTTGTGCCATTGCCTGCGGCTGCAAACAGCGCATCAACAAGGTCAAGGTCGGTGTTTAGCTTGGTCCCCCAAGTATCGGCAGAAGCGCCTACTTCGGGCTTGGTAAGACCAAGGTTAGTTGTGGTTGTATCAGCCATCTTTTACCTCATGCCGCTTCAAGATATTCGGGGAAGCCTTTAACCGTCCAAGTTTCTGCTGTAACAGAAATTGGTGTCCATGTCTCTGCTGTTATTGGTTGCGGCTCCCATTTCTTAACAGCAGTCACTGTAACGCTAGAAACACCGCTAATTGCAACGCTTCCAACTCGGACAAATCCAGCTTTAACGGTTACAGATGAAGCCGCAGTTGACGCAACAACACCACCAGCTGTGTAATTAGCCGAAACCGCAACAGAAGACGCTGACGCAGATGCTATTTGCCCAATTACAGACGTTCCACCAGCAGCAATTACAGAAGATGCCGCAGAAACGGCTACAGAAGCGTCTACAACGCGAACAGCATCAACTTGGGTAGTAGATACCGCATTGGCCTCTACAGCGCCGTCTGTGCGCTCTCCAGCCGTGACGCTAACAGATGAGACAGCGTTGCTCTCAAGAGCCGCTTCCTTGACGATTACAGCAGTAGCCGTGGTTGTGGATGACGCAGTTACAGATACCGAACCCTCAATCGGGTCGATACCGTAGGAGCCAATCCCAAATAGGCCGCTGCCGTAGCCTGCCATCTATTAGTCCAGCGTAATGTCGAAGTCGCCAGCAGGGATGCGGAACACATCGCCGCTGTCAATCGTCTTGGACGTAGCAAGACCGCCATAGGCCAGCATATTACCGCCAGTGGAAGCGTCGAAGATGGCAGCGTAGGTGATTGTCCCCCACGATGCCGAAGCAGTCGGAAACTCTACAGCAGCCGTGTTGGATGCAAGGTTAGCAGCAACCGTGAAAGCAGCCGTTTGACGAGCATAAGAGCCGCCAGAGACTTCCGTGCCGCCACCAGCTTCGCCGGGATTAGACGTAAACAGGCCGACATACAGTGTTGCAGGCGCAGTGTAGGCCGTTGCACCAAAAACGTGCAGCAGAACCTTGTTTTCGAGATAGTTAGAGAACGACATTTATAGCTCCTTAGCCAAAAGACCGAATACGCGGTGTTAATTTGCTGCTGCCAATTCTAGCACGTTCGTCAGCAATTTTCATGTCATTAACAAGCGTCTGATAAAGGCCAGCCCAGACACCCGTGCGCTCATCTTCCTTCAGATATGGCGCAGACTGAACCAATGTCGCGTAAAGATATACGTCAGGAGCCTCTGTCAGCAGCCAATTGGTCGGTGCAGCATCGCTCAGAGCGGGGATTTTGGCGTAATACAGCAATTCGCCCGTGTAAGAGCCATCAGGAGACGGCAATACCTGAAACTGCTGGCCTACCATCGTGTAGAACATGGGCTGGCCGGACGTAATGTAGGTCTGGCTGTCCTCTGTAAGCTGTTCTGGGGTCACAAACACCAACGGAGTGATGGGGTTCGTGTTCAACTGGAAGCGAATGTTCTCCTGCCAATCGCTTGGAACAGCAAAATACGGCGTATCCAGAGTTGCGTCTGCCCGTGTCACCATCTTGCGGTGGCGGATTTGACGGTTCATCTGCGCTTCAGCAAGGGCGATGAAGTTAGGAATAGCAGAAGTAAGGTCGGAACGGTTCAACCAGTCCGCTACTGCCGTTTTCAACTCTGAATAGGTCGTAATAGCCATTAAATCGTTCCCGGCCTTGTGCGGAATGCTCTGTTGTCAGGGTCATTCAGCCATTTAGCGAGTGCCTTCTGGTCATGCAGGATGCCTTGGCGCTCAAGCTCGTAATACACTGAAATGGGAATAGAGCCAACCTTCGTCCACTCACCCCAGCGTTCGGGGGCTTCGTTAAATTCCGCTTTGTTGGCTTCAATGATAGCCGTTACATCCTGTTCCTTCTGGATGATCGCCTCATCTTTGTCAGCGTCATAGTGGAACGAGGTTACGATGCCAGTTGTGGCGCTATCATCTTCGATAATTCGTTTGGTCATTTTCCCTCCAAAGAGTTAGGGGAGAGGCCGAAACCCCTCCCCACACCCATCTTACGAAGTCGTAAGGTCGGCGACAATGCCGTGTGCAGCCTGGTTGGAAACCTTCAGGCCGTATTCGACGAGCATCAGGCGCTTCTCAGCGTCACCCGTCTTCGCCAGTTCCATCTGCTGGATCGGACGCAGGATGGCGAGCGAAGCATACTCAGGATCAACCACGAAAGCGTCACGAGCGCGCTGGAAGCGGTTCGGAACGATGTTCACGGTGCCGAAGTCCGACACATAAACGTCAGCCGCGCCGATGATCTGAGCCTGCTGGCCAGCCGGAACGTCACGGAACTTCGTGGCGATGCCGGAGAATGCCGAAGCAGCCTGCTTGTTGAATGCACCAACCATGAGCATCTTCGGAGTGCCGCCAGAAGTCCAGACTTCAGCGATAACGTCCTTCAGAAGAGCTTCGGTGAAGGCACGCTGAGTGCCGTCCGTACGGGCAGCAGTCGGGGTCGAGCCAACAGTCGGGTCAGCACCGCCCGTGCCAAACGAGGTGTTCGAGGTCAACCAAGCAGGCAGACCAGCCGTGCGACGAGCAGTCGTGGTGTTACCAGCAACAGCGGCTTGGTTAGCGAGCAGTGCGCTTTCCATGTCACGCTTCAGTTCAGCGCCCATCTTGGCGAGCTGATAGGTCAGTTCCGAGCGACGGCCAGCCTTATCAACGGCTTCGAGCGTGCCGGAGATGATGACGTTCTTCGTGCTGATCTGCGTGTAGTTGCCAACGCGAGCAGTCGGCGTAACAGCTTGGAACGAAGAGATGTCGTCACCTTCGAGTGCGGCGTTCGAGGCCGAAGCAGCCGACAGAGCGTCCGTCTGCCATTCGAAGTAGGTGTTCTTCACGTTCTCGCGTGCGATGTTCGCAATGAACGGAGTTTCTTCCGGCGAGATGTTGTAAATGACGTTCGACAGGTCTTCACGGATACCGATAGCCGAGTAACGGGTGAAGGTATTAGTAACAATAGCCATTATTTAAGTCCTTACTAAATGAGTTTATCCAAAAGAGCGGCTGCATCTGAGACACGGCCACTACGCACAAGGCGCTGAGAAGCCCTCTTTACATCGGTTGAACGGCTATCGACCTGAGTGCCACTTGAACCGGGACGAATTACCTTGGTCTTTTGCTTCGGCTTGTTAGTAGCCTGAGCGACCTTGGTGCGGCCCTTGTCATACAGCATGGCTTTGCGAATAAGAGCAACGTGGCTGGCTTGGCGCAGGCTTTCAATTTCCTGCTCTGTCAAACCTTGGCTGACAGCCCAATCACGAATTTCTTTTGCTTCCCGTGCCATAACCTCCTGATCCTTCCACTCTGGGATAACATCAGGTAGCTTTGCGCGTTCGGCTTCTACAAATGCCTGCACTTGGCGAACTTGGTCTGCGGCTGCTTCCTGTGCGAGACGTTGCTGTTCAGCCTGAATGGCCTGCAAGCGATACGTTTGCTCTTCACGGGATTTACGCCACTGCCGTTCTAACCGCGCCGCCTCAATGGGGTCTTCATTGTAAAGAGTGTCCCAGTCAGGCTCTGCACTGGCTTGCTGCATCAGTTGCTGCTGGAGCAAAGGCAGAAGTTCAGCGTATTGAGCGCGTTCTTGACGAATGGTTTCTGCTTCCGACTGAAACGCTTTGCGTTCTTCAGCGAGAGCTTGCGCCTTTCGTGTGTAATCTGAAGTCCGAGAATAGCCATTCCGAAGCTCTGCTAGGGTGACTTCCACTTCTTCACCGTCAACTTTTACCTTGACTGTGACATCATCAGGAAGTTCCTGCGAGGATGCTTCTTCCTCACCATCTTCTTCGTCCAGTTCGGCTTCTTCGTCATACTCGCCTTCACCATCTTCCTCCTCTGAGGTTTCAGGTTCGTCTTCGTATTCCGCTTCCGCCTCACCCGTTTCCGGGTCTAGCGCCTCAGCTTCGCCTTGGTTGTCCTCTTCAGGGCCGAGCAATTTGCTGATGGCTAAGGTTGCTTCGTGGAGGCCGATCCCGAGATCGGGGTTGCCGACTTGTTCCGTCATATATCACCTTTTTTCATAAATGTTAATTCCTTGAGGCAAGCACTCCTGCTTCAAGGATTGCCTGTAGGCGTGCTTTCAAACGCTCTAGTCCTTTGAGCGTGTGAAACAGGTCCGAGCGGTGCTGGTCGTCACCTAATGCGGTGGTGCGCCACTCGTTGTAAATGTCAGCCTCTACTTGTGCAAAAGCCTCCAGAAGAATGTGGTCTTCTAAGAGGCGCTTTGCGTGAGCCGCGTCATCAATGATTTGTTGTTTATCCATTAGATAAGTGGCCGATATTGCTGGATAGCCGTGTTGTAAACGTTCTGAAGTTGCTCAGTTGTTGACTGTGGGTTTAGATATGTCTGCCGCAGTTGACTTTGTATGTTCTGCGCCGCTGTATTCGGAAGAAACCCCTGAGAAACTTGCGCTCCTAGTTGCTTATACAAATCATTAATGTATGCGCTACGGTCCACAATCGGCTGAGACGGAGCGGTATATGTATATACAGGGCGCGTTCCAGTTGGACCTATGAAGTCCGAGATTTGCGGCATTGGAACCGCTGATTGCAGTGAAGCAAGTGTAGCGCCAGGCGTAGATGCGGCGGCCTCCAAGCGAGACTGATATACCTGTGCATCGTTAGGCGTAATGATGCCCTTTGCAGCGTAGTTACCAAGAACGTCATTGACAGACTTGAAGTAATTGAAAAACTCGCCAGAGCGCATATTCTCAAAGCGGTCCTGTAGCTGGTCAAGGCGCTCCTGCGTCATTCCCGTGTTCTCAGGAGTTGCTGGGCCAAGATTTCCGCCAATCTGCGGGCCAGTTCCAGCAGTCCCAGCACCTTCATTCAATGTAAGGTTTACTCCGCCAGCAGCACTATCAATCAGATTTGTCGGCGTGGCAGCAGGAGTTGTTGCCGCTGGAGTTGCAACCGGAGATGTTGTTTGCGCGGCAGTAGTCGCTGCAGGAGGCGTATATGTATCTAAACGCTGCCCACCAGAGAAGAACAAAGCCTCTGGTCCATAGCCATAACGCTCGTAGTCCGTGATGTTAGGATTGATCTGAGTGCGCGGTGTAAAGCTAGGCATAGCACCTAGAGCGGAGACGTAAGGCGTTCCAGTGCCAGTTCCACCACCAGAACCACCACCAAACAGGCTATTAAGACCAGATACGCCAAGACTTGCAAGTGTAGCAAGCTGTGTTGCGCTCAATCCAGTGCCAAGAATGCCGCCAGCCCCAGCGCCTGCGTTTAATGCGGCAGTTTCCGCAGCGGTAGGAGTTGTTCTAGTTGACGCAGTCTCTGCGGCTGTAGTCGTTGCACCAGCGGCATTTGCAGCGGCAGCGGCAGCAACAGCGGCAGGAGTAAGAAATTCTGCAGGCAGAAGATTTGTCGGCTGCGTTTGAGCCGTTAAGGTTAAATCCTCTGCAGGATTTGGTGCAGGAGTATTTGATGTGGCTGCAGGCGTGGTTGCAGTCGCCGCTGCAGTAGTAGCTGCGGCAGCAGCGGGAACAACGGCAGGAATAGTAGAACCCGTTTGTTGCGCTGTCAGAAGCAAATCAGGGCCAGTTGTGGTTGCTGTTGGCATCGTATTTGTAGCGTTTGGCGCTGCGGTTGTTCCAGTTGTTGATCCAGCCGCGCCTGAACTAGACAATGCCGCAGCAGCGCCGCCAGTTGCCACTAATGCAGCAGCTTGTGCAGCGGTGAAACCTTTTGCCATCAGAGCGGTGACGACCAAATCAGTTGTAGCCGCCGCAGCGGCAGGAGCAGCGGCAGCAACTGTAGCCACAGGAGCCAATCCAGCAGCGCCAGCGGCAGTCCCCGCACCAGCAGCGCCAGCGCCAGTTGTCCCGGCAGCGCCCACGCCACCCAACCCACCAGGCTGCAACAGGCCAGCACCTGTGGCGGCAATCATACCAGCTAAAGCAATTTTCGTAATATCGTTAAACAGCGGGTTTGGCTCATCTGTGAAAACAGGTGACCAGCTGCCAGTTTGGTTGCTTTCAATTGCCAGATTAGCGCCTTTTCCACCAGCAGCAGACAATGCGTTGCTTTGTGCAATCAGGGCTTTAATTTCTTCAGGCGTGTTCGCTGTGGTCGTTTCACCAGTGGTTTTATCCACCAAACGATACGAAACACCAGGAATGGGTGCAAACTGCATACGCTCGTTAGCAAGGTCGTTACCAACACTCGCGCTGCCGATTAGCGAGTAAACAGGCAGATATGGGTTCTCAATGCCCATATTGGACAGGATGCCCTGCGTAGTGCCTGGAATAATGTCAGCGCCGCCATAAAGCTGCGTGTAGCGGTCCGACATACCAGTAGCTTGAGCAGCGGCCAGCGCCGCAGCCTGATCTGCTTGCGCCTTTTGGTAAGATGCAATGTAAGCATCAAGGTCGGCTTGCGTTACAACTGGTGCTTGTGAAGCCATTACATCATCCCCTGTTCTTGGGCGGCAATCTGAGCCATCTGCTCTTCTGCTAACTGGTCTACAAACTGCTGGTCTTGTGCTGCTTGGGCCTGTTGCTGTGCGGCAACCATAGCTTTCTGCACATTACCCTGCTGACGGAGAAGTTCGCGGTCACGCTGCATCAAGGCTTCGATATTAGCCGTGTTTACAGCCGTGCCATACTTAGCCTCAATCTCAGCGGCCTTAATCATGACTTCTGCGTCAATCTTATCGCGCTCGCGGTCATCCTTCAGCAGCATCTCTTCACGCTGTAACTCAAGCTCGGCAGCCTTCTTCTGGATGTCAGCCTGAATGCTCTGCGCCTGGACCTGTGCCAAGATTTGCTCTGGGCTGGGCGGAGGCGGTGTCGGAGCGGGCGGCTGGAAGTTCTGCGGGTTCTCAAAGAACTGCGTAACATCCTTGAACCCTGCAACAGCCAGCATCTGCTCAAGCGTGTTGTAGTAGTTGTTCATCGACACCAGCGGGTTGTTCATTGGCCCAAGTTGCTGCAACAGCATCTCTTGCTTCTGAGCGATGACGTTCAGGAAGGCCATCTTCTGCTGGTCTGAGCCTGTTCCCAGTGCAACATTCACCACAACGTCCATGTTTGCGTCCCAAACACGCGGGTCGATGGGAACAAACTGGTTGCGCAGGCGAACGATGCGCGGCTTGTCTTGGTTCTTTACTAGCAGCTTCAGGGCCTTCTCCATCAGCGTCTTGAAGCCTGTTTCGGCAAAGATGCGGCAGATAAGCTCAATGTGCTGCTGAGAGGCTGTTACAGCGGCGTTAACAGCCGTTGCAGTGCCAGAAGTCAGTGCGTTGGGGTCAAGGCCAGCAGATGCCTTCGTGATGCCTGTGCGGCTTTCCTTAACCTCATCCATGTATTGCAGCATGGGGAAGGCGGCCTGAGAGACATTCGGCGTAACGAACGGCTGCACAGCACCTTGCGACTTCATGCGGATGATGCCGCCAACTTCGGTGTTCAGAACGTCTTCGATAGACGCTTGGCCTTCAACGACACCCATGCGGGGGTAGATCGACTGAGCCAAGCTATCCAGCGTGTTACGCATGATTGACGACTTAATGCGCTGAATGTCCATCACAACGTCAGCAACGGACATACCGAAGAACGTGTGAGGCTCTGGATCAGGGCAGAAGTCAAAGAACGGATGGTCGTCTACAGCTTCTTGGTGCAGCAGCTTGTAAGCGTTACCACCTACGCAGACCTTGCGAAGCTCGGCAATCCCGTCTCCGTCCATGTCAACGTAGAGATAGCCCTCAATGTAAAGAACCTTCTTGGCTGATACGTCAGTCCGGCCAGCGCCAAGGATGGTTGCCTGCGGGTTGCGGTCAAACGTCTCTTGGTTGCCTTCGAAGTCGTCCTGCGTCTCGTAGCCAAGGTTTTCTACTTCGTCCTGGTCGTATCCCATCGCCACAAGCTCGGAGACAGTCATGTAGCGACGATGGCCGATAAACTCGAAGTCATTGATGGACTTGGCGCGGCGATCAATCAGAAGCTCTTCAGGAGGCAGCGCAGCTACGTTAAGGCGGCCTTCCTTCTCCTTGCGGACGACTGTGGCGCTGTAGACTGGCATCTGAACGACTGTAGCGATGCCTTCAGGTGTCAGCATCTCAGTCTCAGTGTATTCTACTTCAACCTCACGAAGCTCTACTTCGGGGTCGGACATGAGAACCATGTAGGCGTTCTCGTCGATGCCCTCAATCTCGTAGGTCTTTACTGTTTCCGTCTCATCCCACCAGATTTTACCAAAGCCGTTCTTACGGATGAGAGCATCCTTGAACATGGCGTAGGCGTGGATGAAAAGGTTGTTGTCGCGTGTCAGGCAGTAGTTGACATAATCAGTAGCTTGCTCGGCTACCTGAATGTCTTCAGCGCGGTTCGGAGCGTATTCCACCACGTTAGATGAGCCAAAGAACACCCGCATGATGCTCGGCAGGATGGCTTGCACTGTATCGCGCACATCCATCGACACGACCTGAGAGCGGCCTTCCTCTTCGTTTCCGAAAGGCTCGCCCTTGTAATACTGGCCAGCTTCAGCGCGCTCAGGAGAGATAACGTCATCAATATAGGCTTGTGCGTCATCAATCTCGCCAGCGACGATGTTCTGAAGCTCTTCGTCGGTCATAGCTTCGCCTTCGTCAGTCGCAGCCTCAACGTCGATCTCCATGCCATCATCAAGCGGCATTGCGTCCATAACTTCCTCGTTGGAAGGCTTTGCGTTCTTACGATAGGCCATAGTTCCGCCTTACTTCTTTTTCGATTTACCGGCTTCAGACAGCGCAATCGCAATAGCTTGCTTGCGTGATTTAGCCAGAGGAGCCTTTGCAGGGCCTTTAGGGTTTACGCCAGCGTGCAATGTCCCACGCTTGTATTCGCCCATCACCTTTGCGATTTTCTTTGCAGCTGCACTGATCTTCTTCATACCACAATCCTTTACCGCTTGGGCTTCTTAGCAGTTTTACGCGCTGCCTTAAATGCAGACGCAGTTGGAGCGCCCTTCGTGCCGGGTTTACGCATCGTCTCTCCCGAACCAGCTTTGATACGAGCGCGTTTCGCGTGGATATTCGCATAGAGACCGTTCTTCATTTCTTTGCCTTGTTCCGAGCGGAGATAGCTTTGGATTTGGCTTTCGCGTCTGCTTTAGATGACGCACCCCACGCTTGCAGCGATAAGAGGAGGCGAGTTGGTTTTCCCTTCTCATCGCGCTCCGGTCCAGGCATATTGCCCATGCGTGCTAAGAATGATGCCCTCCGAGGATTATCGCCAGACTTAACAGGTGCTTTCAGGTTCATCCCCTGCGCTTTTGCGGACGCACGACCTTTGGCGTTTAAGCCACCAGAAGGGGATTTACCCTCTTTGCGTGTCCATGCAGGAGACTTCATCAAACAATTCCACGGATATTGCGCTTTATAGGCGTATAACCCATTTGTTCGCGATGCGCTATGGCAAAGTATCTTGCAGCGTCTGCGTAGTGTGAAGTCCAGTCATGATACGGGTGTGACTGAAACTCTTGGCGTTTGTCGTCGTAAATACGGCGATACATTCTCAGCGCCTCAATACCTGTCTTGCAGTTGTCCCTGTCGAACCAAGAGCGTGGCAGAAGCATCCTGAGGGCCTGAATGCCGTCGATAACATCCATGCGTGGCGCAATCTCAATGTTACGCAGGCCAAGCTCCTGTAGAACCTCTAATCGGCTCTTGCCTGTGCCAAGCTCACGGACACGAACGTCATGCGGGAGATAGTGGTTCCCCCAGACATATGGCTTGTCCTGTAGCTGCTTTACATACCAGTCTAAGCCAACGCCTTCACCTTTGAGACAATCAATCCAGCGGGTTTCTCCGCCATGCGCCTGGACGAACCAGATGACGGTGCTGTCGGACATACCCAAGTCCCAAGCAGTGTGGACTGGTAGAGATGGGTCATAAGGAACAGATGTAATTCTAGCTTCTGCGTCTGCATCTGAAAACTCTTTGCCGTAGTATGCGCCACGAATGGCTGCGTCGAAGCTGCACTCGTATTCCTGATTAAACTCGTCTTCGCTCATCATGCGGCGAGCGTCATTAAGTTCCTTGTCGTCCAGTAGGCCAGTCTGCGAAGCCTTCAGCATCAGGCGCGACCAGTCTTCGTCCTGCTCTGCGTTCTGCCACAGGTCATAGAAGACGTTCTTACCCTTGGGCGTTCCAATGAAGATGGCCCAGCCTTTGCGGTCTGACAGCGCAGGGCGAATAACTTGGGTCCAGACAGTCGGGTTCATGTCCCCAAACTCGTCCAGCACAACACCGTCAAGGTAGATACCACGCAGTCGATCAGGATTGTCAGCGCCGTAAACGCGGATGCGTGCCTTATTGGGCAACTCTACCCATAGTTCGCTTTCGTTAACCTTTACGTTCGGTAGAAAGGCGCACGCGTCCTTGATGTAGTTCCAAGCAATGTCTTTGGCTTGGTTTAACTGCGGTGCGATGTAGGCGAAGCGCGGGTTCAGCTTGGTGCATCCTAAAGCCCTGCGAACAATCTCATTAACGCACGCAACAGTTTTGCCAGCGCGGCGATGGGCAACAGTAATCATCCAGCGCGTCTTGCGCTTGTGCAGCGGAAGAAACTGGTCGCGTGGCCTGTAAGGGCTGATTAGGTCAATCGTCTGACGCATCATCCAAGCCAGGATAGCGAACGATGCCGATGTTTGCGTCGATCTGTAGCTTTGATGGCTCGTTATAGCCGTGCATTGCATTTAGTTCTTTGACAGCAGCAACTTTAACGCTGCCAGAGCTTGTCTTAAACGTCTGAACTAACGCCTTTACGGACATTTCTCGCGTCCAAAGAACCTTCTCTGCAAGAGCGTCCTTTAGCTCTTTCACCCTTAGAGCCACTTTAGGGTTATCCATGATACGAGAGGCTTCAACGTAAATGGCTGGATCACTCATGTTTTCAGCATCATAGGCAGCACGATAGGCGCTTGCTTGGTCTAGGCCATCAGCGATACCTTGCGCGAATGCTTCCTGTTTAGCTGTTAGTGTCATTTTTATTCTCGAAGGTTTGGAGCGTGGGGGTCGGAGTCTCGCCGCCCAGACTAGAGTGGTTCTCTAGTTCCTGATCTTTCCCACGCTTAGGATAAGGCTTAGACAGTGGTAAAATACGCTCTCGCATATCTGCGTCAAGAGGCATCAAATAACGATGCTTTCCTTTTGTTTTCACAATCACGCATTCGCTAGGTTTGACCGCTTTGCGCTTCACGCCCTGCTGAATATTCCAACCCTTTTCGCTAACCTGACGTGAATGCAGCCTTTTTCCTTTGTGCCAATATTCCGCGCTAGATGCGGTGTCCCCTACATATATCCAATTCCCAGCCTGATAAATTCCACCGTGATGGCCGTATTGTGGATCAGCAAAAGAAACAATGATGCGAAGTGATGGAGAATTTCGCTTCAAAAAAGCAATTGCAAGCCTGACAATGCGAGAAACGGGAGATTTATGCGATGTCAGCGCAATACGCGTTAACTCGCAACCCTGGTCTTGCTCTAGACCATATGGCTTCATTAGGTTTGATGATGCTCCGCGTGAAAACATCACTATTCCGATAAATTTGCCATCCTCCCAAGCTCCAACCTTGACTAAAGGAGGCACTGGGACACTTTTGCTATAATGCCAGTTCTCGCAAGCATATTTTGCGGCTTCGTGAGTTGCCCAATCTATTTTAAGCTGTGGCTTCACGGCTATCAAACTCATGTTGGCATTTCGGACAAATAACCATCTTTGGGTCTAATTGGTCGAGCTTACCTTGGTCATCTTCTGTTCCAGGTTCAAACATCGGCTCAGATAGAAGCCTTTCAAGTTCCTCATTTGAGAAACCCAAAAGCTCTAAGTCAAAACTTTCAAAGTTTAATCCCTCAATCTCAGCCTTCAGCATATCCATGTTCCAGCCAGCGTTTAGAGCAAGCTGGTTGTCTGCGATGACGAGTGCTTTTTGTTGGGCTTTGGTAAGGTGGTCTAGGGTAATAGCAGGGACACGCTCCAGCCCCAGCTTCTTGGCGGCCATTAGGCGACCATGCCCAGCGATGATGGTGTTCTCGCTGTTGATTAAGATAGGGTTGGTAAACCCAAACTCTCGGATGCTTGCCGAGATCTGCGTGACTTGCTCGTCACTATGCGTGCGACTGTTCGCAGCGTAAGGAATTAGGTCGGCAACCGACACATACTGGATCGAAATAGCTTCAGACATATCAGGCTTATACTCCGCTTCTGCCTGAAAAGCTATTTCGTCCTTAGTGTTACGTTTGTCAACTTAACCGCGTTTGATCCTACCCATGGAGCCTTTGAAGCGTCCGCGCTCGTCTCGGTCTGTGTAGAGTGTAATTTCATCCTGAAGTTCCTCAATCTTTTCACCAAGGTATATAGCACAAACGATATACCCAATGACGAAACCTCCGGCTACGCAACCACCATAGATAGCTAGTTCAATCATATTCTTCTCCATACAATTCCTTGTTAGTTAACACCCATTTCATATCTAGCCGACGAGCTTCTCGGACTAATCCGATGTATCTCCTTCTGGCGCGGTCTAGTTGTTCTGGGAGCATCCTCTTTCGATAGTCTACGAACTTGTCGTTCTTTGTCTTGGCATCCATTACAGCCGTCCACCAAACTCCCAGCCAACTCGTGCGCAGAACGCTACAGCCGCTGACAGAACACCAATGGCGAGAACGGCCATCGCAATATCAATTACCTGTTGCATGATTTTCCCCTTCATATTCTTGATACCTTGATGTCGTAAGCCCAGGCGATAGCGTCGATCTGCTGGTCCTCTGTCATGGGGCCGTAGAGCTTCTGGCTGTCAAGTATCGCTTGACACTCTGCCTTGCTGCTCTGCTCCATCAGCTTCCGGTAGTAGGTGTCGCTCTCTGACTTGTCCGGCAGCTTTGCGATGCTGATCGGCTTGGTCATGCGGATCATGATGGCGTTTTTCATTTTTGTAACTCCATCTTCATCATGTAAAGCCTGTGGTAGTCTTCATTTTTAACGCATCCACATCGCTCACATAATTTTTTCGTTACCCATAACTCTCCATCAACCTCATCAATTAAATAAGTATTGTAATGGTGGCCGATGAGCCAACAAACTATACGGCCAATCATCTTACCACCTGAACTGGCTTGCAGCTTGCTACGAGAACCTTGTCGCCTTTCTGCTTTGTAGTGCGCTCAATGACGATGGGCTTTAATCCCTTGATGGCGAGATAGTCGCGGTAGCTCTTCACAGCGCCAACTCCTTCGTCAGAGCGATAACTACGCAAGCGCCGATAAATGCGCTGCAGGCAAAACAAATGATAGCTTCCTTGAGTGTCATGTCTACTCTCCCTTACCAGCTTTGCTGCTTCATTGCGTTAACCAAGTCTTCCATCACATCTGCTGCGAACTGCCACTCCTTCTTTTCGTCGAAGGCGTAACGAATGTCGGCGATGTCATCCTCAATGAACTTGATGATAGCGTTCAGTGAAACTTGCTTGTCTTCCATGTCTAATGATCCTCCCGTCTATTAGTGTGATGGTTTGCGCGGACAACGGCGCAGGCTAAGTGCATACTGAGCATCACCCCAACGTAGGCTTAGAAAGCGATCAATAGGACGCGGCTGGCTGCAAATGTCTTCCAAGACGCTTAATGGAAGGCTCTTTATTTCTAACATATCTAAATATGCGATGTCTTTTAACGTCATGTCTAACTCCTCTTCGTG